GCATCTGCATCTGAGCTAAAGACTTGCTGAGTAGCGTAGCCTAGTGCTTCACCGATAAGTTCTAAATTGGTATTGGTGGAAGTTCCCCAAGTTCCCGATTCATCCCCTGTGGAAATCTCTTTTAATCGAAGGTCATTTACATACGTTGCCATTTTATGCTACCTCTTGCCAATTTGGTGTTTGGCTTTCATCAATATTTTGCCAGTTTGGCGTTTGACTTTCATCAATCGCCTGCCAATTTGCATCTTGTCCAGGAACGATTTTGCCCCAGACCAAAACTTGCCCGACTTCGCCTTGAGCACTAACTCCAGTAACTTCAATAGTGACGTTACCAACAAAGCTAACAGTCCCGACCGAACCTGTTGCAGAAACACCCGTAACCTCAAATATATTGCTTGTTTTCGTTGTGACAGTGCCAACTTGACCTGTCGCTGCAATGCCTGTTGGAACAACAACTGAGTCGGCTGTAACCGTAACCGCTCCAACTGCGCTTGTTCCGGCAAGCCCTGATACAGAGACATTCGCATCAGACGATACCGTAACGCTTCCAACCGCTCCGGTGGCAGCAATGCCTGTAACAGCCGTGTTCGCATCGGCGGTAACGGTAACGCTTCCGACTGCGCTTGTCGCAGCAAGACCCGTAACTCCCACATTTGCATCAGCCGATACCGTAACTGACCCAACAGCCCCTGTGGCGGCAAGTCCGGTGACAGAAACATTTGCATCAGCCGTGACGGTAACGCTACCAACCGCTCCCACTGCGCCTGGAACAGATACACCTTCGCCCCAAGGGCCTTCGCCCCATCCGTGAGTTGAGCTATTCCACCCTTCAAATGCAACGGTAACATCGGCCACATATTATTCCTATGCGATTCTTATAATCGCGGTACTAGCGCCAGCTGCTGGGAATTGAATAACAAAATCGCCATTTGTTGAAGTTTTATCGGCACCAAAATCAAGAACAACTATTGCTCTATTAGCAGAACCAGCCGCTGTTGAGGAGTTGTAAATTAATGCGCCCCTCGCCGTAATGGTGCTGCTTGACCACGTTGTGTCTGCAAAGTCTGTAAGCGCCGTAGTCGAAGATGTAGTAGGGGTAACATTAGTCAAGGTGTTTCCACCTGCGCTGTAATTAGTTCCTGATACTTCATTGCTTGTGGTATAAGCAGTTGTTCCCGCACCTAAACTTGCGCTAGAAGTATAAAGAGCAATCTTAAAAGTATTTCCAGAACCAGTTGTGGTTGTTGTTCCGCCACCAGATCCGTTTGTAAAGTTATGAATGCCTTGCAAGATCTCTTGCTTAAAAGACGTACACATTGCCTGATCAATTGCCATTATAAAGTCCTCAATATTTCAGCCATATCTTCATGACCGTTTGTTTTAAATAAGTTAAACAACGTAGCTCTATCACTCTTTATAGACTGATCACATGCAGCAACAATAACCCAATACATGCGCTCTCTAAAAGCTTCTGCCTGGGCTTTAATAATTGGATCAGCAGTATCGCTAATACTAATTATTTTAGCGACTGCATTTGCTGCAATCTCTTCTGAGTTCATTCCGCGACCTTCTGTTGTCTGAACATTTACAGATCCTGGAGTCGCTGAAACTTCTACGTTAAACAATGTTATCCCCTTGCAATGTCATATCTATATTCATCTCTAGAGCCGTATCCAGCTCCAAGTTTTTGCAAGCCTTCTAAGGCCATTTGAAACCTTTGCTCATATTGTCCAACTTCTTCAGGCACTTTCAAGAACGTAGCTGCTTCAACCAAGGTCCCATAAAGCATTGCGTCTGGAGCATTTGTTGACAACCATGTTGTTCCTGATTCAGCGCCAGCGGTCAATGATACGGGCCTATACTTGTAATGAAGCTCAAACTCGTAGCTTTGATCTGGTGTTGGCGCAACAATAAACGTTGTATCGTCAAACAAAGCATAATACTTTGGCAATCCAGTTGTTGCAGGATTGGGCGTGTAATCTCTTATAAAAGAGACATGCTTGAAAAGAAGGTAGGTGTATACATTCCCAGAAACAACAGCAAGGCTATACGGCGCTAAAAAGTCAGTAGGCGTAGAAACATAAGTATTGTTTATTGAAGAGGTTCCTGTAACGTTCTTTCGAAACACAGGAAGCTGTACATTTTTTAATATACGCTCTTCTGCTTCCTGGATAAAAACAGGAAGATCGCTTACAAACGTTGACTCTGAAGTCTCACAGTAGTTTTGTACTGCGCTTTTTAAACTTGCATATGTAAAGCTCATGAGGTCACCACTGTTACAGTACCAACTTCTCCCGTTCCGCCAGATCCTTCAAACTCTGAACCAATTGAATCCCCAGTAGGAGTAATCATTTGATTAGGATCTATTGTTCTTACAACGCCAAATCCTACAATAAGTCCTGTCTCAGGTCTTGGGTTGCGTAAAGCTTGTGCGTCAGAAACATGAGGAAGCGGCTCTAATTGAGGCTCTTTGGGCTCATAGCATTCGCTACAAACTCTAAAGCCAGTCCATTCTCTGCGAAGCTGGGCATACTTATACCTAAACCCACATCGATCGCATATCGCAATGGCATACTTCCCAGAAGCATAAGCCATTATGCTCTCCTATAGCTTCTTAAACTAGGAGCTACAAACAAAGATGCTCTACTTTCATCTTGATCTGCCGCTCTAGCAAACTCCTCTTCGTAAAAAGACTTAAGCATTTCTACTCTATCAGGTGCTTTTTTAAGAGCTATGTAATATGCAAGACCTGCCGCTAAACAAGGATAAAACCTAAATGGCATATCCATTGTGTTTGCACTAGCGCCTGCGTCTTCAATTCTTATAAGCCTATTGATCAAAAGTTGATCTGTGCTGTTTTCAGAAGCTGGCCAAATATAAAGCTTTGGCGTTATTTGTTTGTCTAAAAACCACTGGGTAGGTCTAGATTGAGTGTCTTTAGTTGGAATGTTCCAATAAGCAGATCTGCTAACCTGGGCCATTTGAATATCTGTAGTAGTACCGCCTTCAGTTCTTCTAATAACAACATCCAATACGTCTATTGTTGATGATGTTAAGTCAATGGACTCAGCACCTTGAGTCAAGGTTGTTGTTGTATTTTCAATTGTCCATTGGTTTAAGCCACGATTAGCCCAATCAGCCAAAAGCAGGTTAAGGGATCGCCTTGCGGTAATCCCGTCATAACCTGTGCGAAACTCAAGGCCACATCGTTCAAATGCTTCCTCGATATATTCCGCTACATCTGGCTCAAAGTCTCTAGTCCCAGAGGTGGCCATTAATATTCCTTTATCAAATCAAGAATCACAGTGTATGTGTCACCAGAACTTGCCCCTATTGTTGTAAACAGAATGTCTCCTGTTACACCAGCACCAGCATTATTTGGAATGCCGGTAAAAGGAGTGTAGTCATGATAACCATTGCTGTCTGGAGACAAGCCAATAACTAAAACGTTGGCGGTAGCGTCAAACAAAAGCTCAACACCCATACCAACACACTGCCACCATATTTGCGAGACAGTTACTTTAGTACAAGTTTGTCCAGATGAGTTTGCGGCTAAGGCCGATACATCGACCTTAACTACATTAGACTCACCTGTTCCATCACTGACATTAGTAAACTTTAGGACAGCTTTACGCTCACCGTCCTGGATAGTTTGTGAAGTGACTGCATCAGCCATTTTTCAACTCCTTACGTTACTTTATTAAGCGTCAGCAAAAGGAGTAACAATCGTTCCAGAGCCTAGCAATAACGTGTTGTGTACCAAATAAGTAGCAGCGTCGATAGCAGTTACCTGAACAACACTGCCCACAAGACCACCTTTTGTAGATCCGTTTAGGGTCATAACATCGTTAGATGCTGCAGGGATAAATGCTTTCTTCGCGCCGTCATCTACAGCGACCATTGCAGCACCAACAAATTTATCAGTGCCGTCAGTCAAGATATCAAGATCGGTTGCTGCGGTTTCTACATAAAAGTAGAAAGAAGCGCCGATGTTGTTTGCTTGATCGGGAGAAGTAGGGTCATTTGGTGTAGCTGAAGAAATTGAGGGCAAAGTAAACTTGCCGTCAGCATCGTTCAATAAAATAATTTTACCAGCGTGAGCTGCAACGGTTAGTGTGGTGTCAGCAGATAAGCTAACACTACTGTTTACACCGGCAGTAATGAAACCAGCTAAGGATTTAACGGGTCCAGAAAAAGTAGTTTGCGCCATTATGGTCACCTCTTACGAAAGGATTCGCCCAAGTATCTTCGTAACGTCCGCTGAGCCGGTTACTGGGGCTAATTTGTCTCAGAATCTATATCTTAGAATAAAAAAAAGGTGGCCAAAAGACCACCTTTTTCTTTTTTTTGTTTCACATGAAACATTAAGCGCCTTGTGAACCAAACACACAACGTGGGTTACTAAACCCGAAGCTATAACGCTCTCGAGCTTTGTATCGAACATTGCCTGTATCGAAATCACCTTCCATAGAAGTTGAAATCGGGCTTCTTTCAAAGTGCTTAAACCCATCAGGGCAGTCGGTCAACAAGAACCATGCATCATTGTCAGACAAGAAATGGTTGACTGCGTAACCTTGCGGTAACAGACCCATGTTCTTGATTGCGTTGATGTCATTGTCCGCAGTACCTACGCGTCCTGGGGTATCAAGCAAACGATCAACTACGAACTGAAGCTGAGGCGGAACAATCAACTTGGTTCCCTGAAGGGCCAAGATCATGCTTCGGTCATCAACAAAAGTCGATACGCTGATCAATGCGTTTTCAAGCGAAGTCTCGTTCAAATCAGACATAGTAGTTGCCCGATTTGCCAAAGTACCGCCATACGCAAGAGGGTGTGCTGTGCTGATCAAAGGCTGACCATCACCACCCGCGAAGCTAGTGTTAAACGCATTGTTAAGAACGTTAGCTGCTTTAACCTGCTTAGTGTGCGCCATACTACGGGCCAAAGCCTTAGTATAACGAGCGCCAAGGCGGTCATACAGATTGTCTTCAACAGCTTCCTCGGTAAGACCAAAGGCCAAAGCCACGGTCTCATGCGTGTAGCGTGCTGTAAAACCTTCAGAAGCGTTATCGTAAGATACGCCTTGTCCTTCGGTCTTAACTTTTGCGTCACCAAAACCTACGATAAGTACTTCTTCTTCGAATGCTCGATCAGAAGACTCTGTTTCGTAAATTTCTGCATGCTCGTTTTCATAACGTGCATATTCCATACCAAATAAAGCATTGAGGCCAGGCTCTAGCTCTTTGGCTAATTGGGCTCTTGAAATAGCCATATATTAACTCCTTAAGCTAAACCAACTTGCTTCTGGCCAAACAGATGATTCTGAATGGTGACAAGCACGTTAGTATTGGCTGAACCTACATCTGAATTGTCTGGGTCACCAGATATATCCAGGGCTTTTAATGGCAACGTCGCTGTTGCAGCACCAGTAGAAACATCAAGCTCTACATAAGAGAGACCTGAATCTGTACTACCAGTACCAGTGTTATCAACAATGTCGAAGTTCCCCCACAGATCTGCAATCGGAAACGCTGCGTCTGCTTGAATTTCAAACACATCCATAGGATGGTCAAAGATAAAAGCAATTGCATCGGTCGCTGCATTTCCAGGCCAGTAATTACTCCAAGTAGGAGTACTGGTCGTTGGATCTGTATAGACACAGCCGTTAAACACACCGACAATAATGTCGGAAGTAGCGGATCCACCATCTGCG